CCAAGCACCGACTTCCATCCATTCGTGTTCCCTTACGGAAATTGTAACTGATGGTTTATGTTCGCACCAATGTCGTTGATATAGCAACCAATGTTCAAGTTGCTCAATGGCGGTTTTGTCATCACGGAAGATTGAGTTCTTCGGTGATTCCATAGGGAATGAGAATACCATTGTGTGTTCTGGTTTAGTCACATCAGGTTCGTTTGGGAAACCTTTCTCAATCATAAATTGACACAGAGGGTCTTTGATGTCTGCACGAACGGTACGAATATAATAGTCTGCGTGTCGTGAGTGAATACCTGATGCGGAATCAACTAATTGCGAAACTGTGCCTGATGGTTTGACTGTTGTAATTGCGGCACTTTCGTTAATCTTAAACTTCTTTGCCCATACTTTGTTTGTATCAATTGCAACTTGACGAAGTTCTTCTAATGATTTCTTGAGTTTAGCAGAACCCATATTACCGTTTGTCAAATCGTTGTCCATAATACCTGTCATTGAAACACCAAGCAATCGTTCTTCCTCACAATTCTTTTTCCATTCACTTGATAAGTATCGGAAGTTTGTGAGTGTGCTTTGCCAAGTTCCAATGATTGTGGCGAGTCTTACTTTCTCTTTGAGTGTTGTAAGAGTATCATCTTTACGAATAACAACTTCGGACAAGTTGCAAAACTCTCTGTCACGCAACAAGATTTCGGAACAAGGATTGCAACCGAAGTCATATGTTGCATCTCGTCTGTCACCAAGTTTCTCAACGGTCTTCTGTGCCGCCTCTCTGTTGAAGATTCCTCTTTCACCAGATTTAGATTTATACAATGACAACCATTCTTCCATAAATGTACCAATTTCTGGTTTGCATTTATATGCAACAGAGTTATTAGACAATGCTCGTTGTCCGTTCTCGTACCACCATTGACCTGTCTTTGCATCACGCATTCGTTCATCAGTCAATGAAGACAAAGATAAAAGTGCAGACCTACGAACACCACCAACCACTACAATCTCTGCAATCTTGCAAATGATGTCATGGCATTCGATGGATGTTAGTTTCCTGCCTTTTGCACTTTGATAAGTTCCAACCGTGAAGTTGAATAAATCTTCAAGTGGTCCAGGACCAGATGCTCTACCACCAAATGTTTTTAGTCTTGCTCCTGCGGGTCTAATCTTTGACACATCCCATTGTGGAATTTGTCCGCCAATTAAAAGTGAAGTGAGTTCTTTGTATGCTTTTGCCCAACCAATCTTGCTGTCTTGAATAACAATAGTTGTGTCTGTGTTTTCAAATTCATCTGCAAGGGTTGGAAGTTTGTCAAGGAATCCTCGTTCAACACTAAACCCTACTCCTGCACCACACATCAAAACATAAAGTATCTCATCGAACGAACGCACACGACCTGCTGTGCAATACGCACAATTGTATCCTGCAACATTATCTCGTTTGAGTGCATCACCTGCACACATCAAAGAACGCATAGAAGGCATCACTTCTTGATTGAGGATTGCTTCTTCAAGTTCTTTACGGTCATTCTTTGTTACTTTGTAGTTGTTGTTTTCTAAGAGGTGTTCCTCAAAGAAATCAAAATATCGTGCTATAGTTTCATCCCAAGTTTCTCTACGACCTTCTTCTTCCATCCATCTGGAGTATCGACTAAGGTGTATAAAATTTTGGTATTCTGTGGGTAGATTCATTCACTTCTCCTTCATAGTGTAACGACAAATATATCTATGTTACTTTGTTAGTTCTGGCCACGAAATAGGGAACAACGGTTCAATAATTTTTCCAATTGCATCAGCATATTCTCTCACTTCCCATTGTGCGTGAGAATGACTTCGTTGTTTATACACTCTTGCAAATGCAGACAACGAACCTGTCCAATACCACTGTGTATACATTCCTTGTGGAAGTGCAAACCTTGCTTGCTCTGGTGCAACTCCCATTACAATCAAATCTTCATAGAGTTTAATTGATTCTTTCATATGTGCATCATAATCCCGATACAGGGGATGGTAAGATATACCACCAGACACTTCTCCACCATCATCGTCTGGGTCGATAAACTCACCACTCCCCTGCTTCATTGACTTATCGGGTTTCTTTCGCCACTGCGGATGGTAAAATTCTGGTTCAATTGAAACATATCTGCGTGACACTTCATTCTCGGTAAATCCAACTTTGTGTTTGAAAAGTTGTGTTCGGATTGGAATGGGTGCTTTGATTCTCAAAGTTATTTGCGGATGTGCGAAGGGCGTCCAATGATTATGTTCTGCAAGATACTTAATGAGTTTTGCATCCTTGTCATCAAACTCCTCTTTGTGGTTGTTGAAACTAACACGAGCAGAGTTACAGACTGTTAAATCTGAGCCGAGGTGGTCGATGTAATCAACAAAACCATTATCTAATACTTTAATTTTCATTTTCTCTTTCTCCGTTGCCACCACAATAGCAATTTACCAAACCAATCAATTTTCACTCTGCTACTTCTTTGGAGTTAGGTTCAAAATCTTTACCGTCATTTAGTTCTTTATATGATTCACGAATTGCTTGCCAATTCTCTCTACTAATATATCTCGGATGTCCCCACAAATATCCATATTGTAACATTGCCCATAGTGCATCTTTCAATTTATCTTTGTTCAAATCTTTCTCCAAACCTGCAATCTCAATTTCGCCTCAAGACCGCTATATGTGTTCTCGTCAATCATCTTTTGAATTTTACGAGTTGATATTCTATATGCCATATCGTTGATGTCTTTCTCTTCAATGTTATCAGGCCAAATACAAACTTCTTTCCCCAACTCAATCAACCGTTCAACATATGCAACGATATGTTTGTTGCGTGGTTCGTTGTCAAGGATATATGTTATCTCTGAATTTTCAAACCGAAGTGGAACATCTTTTAATGCACCCGCACCAACAAGTGCTGTTGCATTTTTAAGGAACAGAGAATCAATAGGACCTTCTACAACATACACTCGTTTCTTCGGGTCAACTCTCCACAATCCATACCACAATCTATCAATACTTTTGTCACCTTTAATGGTGATATACTTGACAGTATTTCGTGCGTTGTGTTCATCTGACATATTTAATGCACGACCTTGACACGCAACAACATCACCATGACTATTGAAAAATGGAATTACTAATCGTTCGTCCTTACCATAGAGAGTATTATCTGAATCTAATTTGGTGGCGAATGCGGTAAAATCATCAGTGTAGTATAGAAGTTTCCAATGCTCTTTTGGAATCTTTCGCATATTGGCAAACATCACAGCAGGGTGTTCATTAGACAAATCATTAAGACAGACCAACTCGTTTAAGAGTTTGTCTTTCTTTTTGAATTCTGGTTTATTGTCTTTGAATTTAAACAAGTCTTTACCTTTAGGTTTTTTATAGTTTGATTTGCCCGTTTCCCCATTACGGTATCTTTCCATTGAATACTCTTTACATAATGTCGGGGAAGTTTCCTTTAAGAAATTATAAAGATTGTGACCTACACCACAGTTATGGCATTTATAAAAGAAGTCGTTTCCTTTTTGATAAAAGAATCCCCTTGCTTTAGATTTGTTCTTGGTAGAATCCCCACAAATGGGACAAGAGCAATTAGCAAGATTATCTTTCTTCCATTTAAAGTTTCTTAATGTAGAAGAAACTCTATTTATAAACTGTTTGTCGATGAATGTTGCCATCTATTTTTCTTCTTTATCCTTTTTTTCTTCTTTCATTTCTTCAACCCACTCTTCAGCCCATTTCTTCCATTCTTGAAGTTCGGCTTCTTCTAATTTTTCTTTGTTATCTTTGTCCATATTTGTTCTCCTAAATTTTCCAATCAACAAAGTTTTCTTTCTTTGTTTGTTTGTTGAACTTACTATCGAAGTTATCACCATCAAATCCTGAACCAAATCCACCACTGGTGGCAACTTGACCTGTATTTAATAATCCTGCTTGGGCATTATCTTCTAAGTCAAATAATTTCATCTTTGCTCTGTTGATGCCTATTACAAATTTCCTATTTGATACTGCATCATTGTACCTATTCTTTAGTTGCTTTACCATAATTTGATTTAGTTCATCAAGTTCTTCTGTACCAATTAACGCAAGCATAAAGTCTGCTGTTGCGGGCAATCCAAACGATTCTGATGTATCTTCCAAACCAAAATCACTTGAAGTAAAACCAGTACGGTTTACTTGTGTTGCAGACCAGATTGGCACATTCCGTTCAACAGCAAGTCCACGAAGTTCTTCAGCAATTGCTTTGATGTATGTGTATGAGTTTATACTTGAACCCATTTTAATTCTGGATGAAGCACATATATTTAAGTAATCTACAAAGATAATATCTGGTTTAAAATCCTTCTTAATATTCAACTCATCAAGCAAATGTCTAAAGTGACTTGTACTTGCTGTTGCTGTTGGATATTCTTTTACAATCAATTTGCCATTGTTTTTATTTTGAATCTTGCTAATCTTCTTGGCATATGACATTTTTGGTAACTCTTTAAGTTCATCCATAGTAATGTCCATAAGATTTGCATCAATTCGTTCAGCAATCCGTTCCTCTGCCATTTCGCAAGTGATGTATAGTACATTTAATCCTTGTGCAAGACAACTTGATGCGTGATGACACATAAACAATGATTTACCAACACCTGTACCTGCCATAACAATATTCAAGGTTTTCCTTGGTGTCCCACCGTTTGTAATTGTGTTGAGTAAACTAATATCGAATGGAATTTTCGATTCTGTTTTGTGGTAGAATTTAAATCGTTCCTCTGCATCTTCAATATAATCGTGACCAATATGTGCATCGAAGGAAACAGATAACGCATCGGTGAGTATTTCTGGTATGGCATTTTCAGTCTTTTCACTTGTAGATTTACCATCAATAATATGAATGGATTCCATAATAGCATTGTATACTGCTTTGTCTTTACAGAACTTTTCAGTCTGTTCCAACAACCATTCTGCGTTACAATCTGTAGAACCACTGTCAATTAATTCTATAAGTTCATTTGCCTCTTTAAATTCATCTTCCGTTACCGTTGTGTTTGAACCCAAATTAATGCTAAGTGATTCTTTTGTTGGTAATGAATTGTACTTAGTAATGAATGAAGAGGCGGACACATAAACAAGTCGTTCAATCTTATCCATAAAATACTCTTCTTTAAGAAAAGGTACAACCTTTCTTGTAAACTCTTCATTCTTCAGAAGACTGTGTAGTATTATTTTCTCTATAGTCTGCATTATCTACCAAAACTCCATTTGCGTTTTCTTTGAATTCTCTTTCGAGAATGTCCACTACAACATCCCCAAGAATATTATTAAAATCTTCGTTATCGGGGTCATTTCCTTCCAATACAGTATAATCAAATTTTATATGTGGGGAGTCATCAACTTCATAAAAACTAACACGACCAAATGTAAATACTATATTTTTATATTTACCTTTTAGAATCTTTATTGCTTGATTTTCTTCTGCTAGTTCGTGCGGAACATAGGTATAATTAAGCATCGGTTGACTCAACTTCAATCTCTACTTCTTCCTCTACCGCATCACTGCCATATTTAAATTCGGAAGCAACAGCAATTTCAAGTTGTGCCATTATATCATCAGTAAAATACTTTTCGGGTGTCTTATAGATTACCTTCTCGTAAACCTTTGTTCCGTCTGGCATTTCAATGCGTGTTGATACTTTATTGAAAATTTCATACTTCAATGCAATGTCTACAAGACCATAGTAAGGATTCAATCCTTTTTTGTAATCTAACATCACATCCACCAAAGCATTTTCTTTAGTTAATCGTGATTTGTAAAGTTTACAATGGATGATATTGCCAATAATATCCGTGCCTTCTTTTACCTTCCTCTTTGAAAGATAGATGATTGTCGAAGCGGCGTACTTCAAACCAGAACCCCCACTCATTTCTTTTGTGGGGAACATAGAACCAATTACTGCATAAGTGTGGTTGGTAAGAATCAACGGAATTCCTGCTTGACCAAGTTTAAGTGTAAGCACACGGAATGTTGCTTTCACAATTTGGGCACGGGTCATATCCCTTGTTGTCTTTCCATCCGCAGTATCTGCCATTTCCTTTTCAGTAGAAAGCATACCAAGGGAATCCAATACAATCATAATTGGTTTCCTTTGGTCTTTTGTTAATGTATTATATGAATCAACAATCTTAATTGCTTGATGTCGGAATTCTTCAACTGTTGTTACAGGAAAAATGCCAACTTGTTCTGGGTTGATTCCTCTATCTGAAATCATCTCTGATGTAACTGCCGACTCTGTATCAAAATACACAATATTTCCATCGGGATTGTCACGCAAAAACTTATTACAAATACCTAACGCAAAGTAAGTCTTACCTGTTGCTGATTCGCCTGCTAATGCAGTGATTTTATTAGAAGGTATACCCCCAAACAAAGAACCACTAACCAAGGCATTAAGAGCATAACATCCAGTATCAGTCCAACTATTAACATCAGACCCATCAATACCATCTGCCGCAATCGTTGCATATTTATTTCCTGTTTCCTTAATTATACTATTTAAGAATGAATTTCTCATATCACACTCCTCATTTATGTTGTCAATTTTAAATCGTTAGGTGTTACGATTTTGGAATTGGGTTTAATTAGACCACTTCCAAATTGTGATTCATATTGAGTTTCAATTTCATCAATAACTTTCACAACCACCAATACTGCATCTTTGGGAATTTCAATACCTTCGTTTTTGAAGTCTGTAAATGGCATCCAAGGCGCCATTGCAATCCCTGTTTGTCCCGATGGGACAAGAACACAAGGATTTTTCATATTATATGAATTTTCTTTTTCTTCAACTTCGCAAAGAATTTCTTCACCACTTCGTAGTTTTATGTTTCTAATAATCATTTCTTTTTGCTAACCTTTTTCTTCTGTGATTTCTTTTTTACTGAAACCTTATTTGTAGGACTCTTACCAGA